TTTATAGATCTAAAGGTACTAAGTATAGTATCGAACAATTCTTTAGAGGGTTCTTTGCACAAGATCCTCAAATCATATATCCTAAAAACGATATATTCAAAGTTGGTCCTTCGATTGATTATGAACAAGATAGTATTAATACGGGTAGTCAACAGATAAAAGAACCAGCATCAGTCATTGGTCCTGAGTCACGTAAGTTCATTACAGATGATAAACTATATCAAGTTATGTCAGTTCTTATTAGAATAGGTCTGCCTCTTAACGAATGGATTGATACCTACAAGTTATTTGTGCATCCAGCGGGTGTGTATCTTGGTGCGGAACTTTTACTTGAACTTGTAAACACTGTTGGACTTTCTATTGCTCAAGATGAGATTGGTGACCCGATAGCAGAGGCGGTAAGTTCAGAGGCATTTGCTACTATGTCGATAGGTGCTGAAACCTCTCAGACACTTCTTCTACAAGATAGTGCTTTGGGCATCAGACGTTTCGCAACTGGTAATGAGTTTAGGGATATTGGAACTCGCACGATAGATTCATCTATGCCTGATAGAAGCACTTATGATATTCTTGGTCTTTCAGGAACGTTCATGAGTGACTCAGGTCTTGCATCAGGGTCTCCAACTATGGATATGGATTCAGATGGTGTTATTACAATACAATCAACTATGGATATGGGTAAGTTCTCAACACTATTTGACTCAGATAATAGTGCAGATTCAGCACATTACCCCTTTAATCACGTATAAATATAATAAACTAGCTAGAGAGTAAGTTATGGCAAAACAGACAATCAATACGGGTACATCTGCAAATGACAGGACGGGTGATACATTACGTGGTGCTGGTACAAAGATTAATGCCAACTTCACAGAACTGTATAATCTTTTAGGTGGATCTACCATTAGTGCTGGCACATCACAACTTACTGATAGTGGAATGGATATTATAAGTGCTGGTGGACGCACTAAACTTGGAGCCATTAACCCTGCCTCTGAAATCAATATAGATTTCGGAGATTCTTCTGGTATAGTATTGGTTGACACCGCTATACAAACTATGAGTAATAAGACACTAACTAACCCACAACTCAATAATCCATCACTACATGATATGAGATTGTGGGATGCAGACTCTAGTCACAGATATACTTTTGTTGCTGGAGCGTTGAGCGCAAATCGTAATATAACAATACCAGCATTATCTGCTAGTGATACTATGGTTATGAATAACACATCAGCAACTTTAACGAATAAAACGTTGACAGATCCTGTTGTGCAAAGACCTAAAGTTCATGAGTACTTAACCGATTCTGCTAGTAACGCAGTCATATCCTTTACAAACACTTTTACACCTTCTAGAAATAATGTTAAAGTGTCTTCTAAAGCGGCTGGAACATCACCTGTTATAGAAGCTATAGGTTCGGATGCTAATCTAAACTTAGATCTAACTTCTAAAGGAACTGGATCTGTTAAGATAAGTAAAGCGGCTGTTAGTTATGCTACAGCGGCAAATAGTGCGGCGGCTTCAGCTAGTGCTGGATTTATATCTCTAACAGGATCTTCTTCAGGCACAGTTACATTAGCTGATGGCACACTCAACGGTGAAATGAAGACATTTGCAAGACGTGGTGGTGGTTCAGGTACAGTATCAGTAACACCAGCAACCTTTGCTCAAGGAACAAGTATTAACTTTGATCCACTAGATACAGCACAACTAATTTGGGACGGAACCAACGGATGGAATATTATCGGTGGTTTTGGATATGCAGTCGTATAGGAAATAGACAATGCCAGCAATTATTACAGACAGATTAAAAAGACAGTTTGCACAGCAAATATTTGATGAGAACCAAGGTACAAATCGTGGTGACTCTGATAACTATTTCTACATTGGGATTGGTCATTCTCAGATCTGGCAACCATCTGCTAATACTGATACTACAGTGTCTCCAAGCAATACTGAAAGAGATCGTAAACAGTTTAGATACAATCTTCAATCAGTAAAAGCAGTCGAAGCATTTTCCTTTGTAGTACCTCTAACTGATTGGACAACCAACACAGTTTACCCTGCCTTTAGCGACAACGTTGTTGGACAACCAACTCCTTCATACTATGTAAGAACCTCTGACAATAACATATATGTTTGTATTCGTCAAGGTAAAAATAGTTTTGGGGCGGCTGTAGTATCACAGTTTGTGCCAGATCATACTAATACATCTCTTCCAATAGAAAGTGATGGGTATATCTGGAAATATATGTACACAATTACTACTGCCGATTCAAATAGGTTCTTGACTTCTAACTTTATGCCTGTTAAGTTTGTTGACTCAGCGGCGGTAACTGATCCTAACTTCTCACAAAAGTCTGTACAAAATGCGGCTGTTGATGGTCAGGTAATAGGATATCGTGTAGCACCTAACACTGGAGTGTATTCAGCGGCACCGATACTCACTGTTGTTGGTGATGGTAGTGGCGCAAAAGCTCATGGTATTCTTGATGCCACAGGTAAGTTGGCGGCAGTTGAAGTAGGCGATAGTGCTGGTGTGGGCAGTGTTGGTGGAACACCATTCATCCCTGCTTTAGGCACTGGCTACAATCAAGCCTCTGTTAGAGTTGCGGCAACAAGTTTGACCTCAGGAGTTACAGCGGAAGTGTTCCCAATATTTGCCAACCCCGGCGGTATGGGCGCAGATGCACGTTCAGACTTAAGATCTACTAACATGATGTTTAACATTAAGCCTGAAGGTAATGTTAGTGGAACATTCATTGTTAACAACGAATATCGTCAAGTTGGTCTACTCAAAAATCTAAAAGATTCTGCTAGTGGAACTAAGTTCCAACTATCACAAGGAAGAGCCGTTAAGCAACTTGTATTGACTTCTGCTATCGCAGGGGGTCTATCTTGGGCTGATGATGTTACAATCAATGGTGATAGTAATGCCAAAGCATGGATTGACTACTTTGATGACTCTGCAACACTATGGTATCACCAAGATGAAACCACAGGATTTACTCCATTCAGAGATGCTGAGACCGTAACAATCTCAGGCAAATCAGGATCTTTCACTGTTGGTAGCAGAGTTGCTAGGCAGATAGACATACACTCTGGCGAATTATTGTTCCTAAATAATCAAGCAAAGATTGCTAGAGACGCTAATCAAACTGAAGATATAAAAATCGTTATTAAACTTTAAGGGTAAACCATGGCCACTAATCTTACTAGTACAACATTTTTAAGCGAGTACAATGATGACTATAGAGATAGTGATCATTACCACCGCATATTGTTTAATAACGGCAGAGCACTACAAGCACGTGAACTAACACAATCTCAAACTATAGTTCAACAAGAGCTTAGTAGACTTGCGAAATTCATTGTTAACGAAGGTGCTATTTTCAACAACAGTGGTAATCTGGCTTCTGGTGTTAATGCATTTTCATATACATACTTAAAAGTTAGTTCTCTTCCCACTGGATTTGCACAGTTAAAAGGCACAGAAATAAACGATGGTGATTTGTTTGCTGTTGTAAAAGAAGTAGTAGCGGCAACTGGTTCTGATCCCGCAACACTATTTGTAAAAATGACTAAAGGTAAAGCTGGAGGTTCTGCTACAGCAACCAATACTTCAGTGTCAAAACCATTCAGTTCAGGATCAACTCTTACTACGACTTTAGGTAATGTGACTATCCTAGCGGCAAACGATGCTGTGGGCAAGTCTTCTATTGTAGAGATCCCACAGTTCGATACGTTTGCTGGACAACATTTGGTTATGGTCGAAGCACAGACTTTAGTTCTTTCAAAGTATAGTGCCTCATTTTCAGGAACTGTTGGATTTAAAGTAGTAGAAGAGATCGTCACTACCGCTGATAATGTAGCACTCTTTGACAACTCAGGGTCTACACCCAACCTAACATCCCCCGGTGCGGATCGTCTACGAATAACTTTGACTTTGACTACTAAGGCTGATATTACATCAAGTGATACTTTCTATGAAGTATACAAGGTTCGCAATGGTTTAGTATCACTAACAAGAACTCCTGATAAGATCTTATCTAAAATAGGTAACATCATAGACTCTAGAACATATTCTCAAACAGGAGATTTTATTGAACAAAGAAAAACAGGCGAGTTTGATTTAGATATCACAAAAGATAGTGACAACGATTTCTTACAGTTTAAAGTCTCTAGTGGCACAGCATTTGTTGGCGGTTCTCGTATTGAAAGAGATTTCAATCTCCCACTTAGAGTGCAGAAACCTAGAAGTCTAATCAATGATGTGATGACACATACAACAGAAAAAGTTGGAACTAATTTAGGTAACTTTGTTCAAGCTGATAGTGCTTATGGTTTAGTAGGTTACGTTGAAGACTTTACAGAAGTTAACCTATACAGTGCGGTCAATAGAGGTGGCACTAGCTTCGGAACTGCACGTGTGCGTGGCATACAACTTATACAAACAAACTTCCGTATTAATATATTTGATATCAAGATAACTAACACAGCATTTAGCACAGGTGATATCAGAAGTATCGGTGTCGATGCGAACAACTATGCGAACTTAAAATCCATTCAAAACAGATTTGATGTTTACAATAGAGAACAGAATGATCTATTATTTGAGTTACCTAGTTCAAGAGTACAAGAGATAAGCACTGTGACCGCTGTTATAGGCACTGTATATACAGTCAATAAGACAGGAAGCACTGTAGTTATTAATGCTGGGACTGATACATTTACAGAAACAGCCGATTGGTTATATCAAGTAAATACTGGTGGAGCATTATCTACACCTACAGTATCTTTAAATAGTGGCAACACTCAGGCCACAATTTCTGGACCAGCAACTGGTAATGGTCATGTTATTGCTTATCAGAATAAAACTCTGACACGTAAGAACAAGTCACTTAAACCTAGTGTGGCGGCAAACTCTTGGGAATCAGAAACCATATCATTAAGTAGTGGAGTATTTACACTCGCCAAAGCAGATATCTTTAGGTTCTATAAAGTAACAGACGCAACAACTAGTGAAGACATAACCTATAAGTTTGTTTTAGATAATGGTCAAAGAGATAACTATTATGGACCGGGGACAGGTAAACTGAAATCTGGCGTTTCAGCACCCGCTGGAAATGTTACAGTTCAATACAAATACTTTCAGCATGACACACCATCAGGAACAGGCTACTTTGGTGGAGCCGCTTCTTATAGTGATGTTACCTTTAGCGAGATACCAAAATATACTACAACTCAGGGTGAAACACATCACCTAGCAGATGTGATAGATATGAGATCTTTACAGAATCCTGCAAACTCAACTTTCTCAGGTGGTATTGCTCGTATAGAAGATCTTCCTAAAAGTCAATCTACTATCACAGTGGGAACTGCTAAGTATTGGTTGCCTAGAAGAGATGTGTTAACATTGTCTCCTTCAGGCACATTGAACTATCATGTTGGTAAACCCTCTTATGATATGGATGAACCTAAGGGCTTAAATCCAAGAGATATGCCTCTTTACAATATAACATTAAATCCTTTTACTTTTAACGAAGAAGACTTAAGCACATCTCGTTATGACAATCGTGGATTTAAAATGAGTGATCTACGTCAACTGGAAAGCAGACTTAACAACGTTGAAAGAGTTTCTGCTCTATCATTAATGGAAGCAGAGCTTGCTTCACTAGAAGTCTACGATCCAACCAATGCCACATTCATTAGACAGACAGAAGGTATCACAGGAGATAACTTCAGTGATGTGCGTCAAACTGCATGGTATGATGATGATTATAGGGCAACCATTCACAATGATGGTAATGAACTTATGCCATTATTTTTCAATAAGTCTGTTAGTCTATCGTATGACTCAGATTTATCTTTAGATACTTGTGTGATAAAAGGTAATAATGTTTGGCCTAAATACACAGAGGTTGTATCAGACTTTGGACAAACATCTGCTACTGGTGTAATATCAGTCAACCAGTTTGATCTTCCACAGAGTGTGGGTACAGCCGAATTAACTCCAGATGGAGATTATTGGACAAACAAAAGAATAGTGGATAAATCTTTTGCTTCACAATCCAACTCTTCGCTAGTGCCAGATGGCACAACAGAAATAAGTTCACAAGGTACTACTACAATAAGTACTGGCTCATATAGTTAAACATTAAGGTAAAGATATGCCATATAGAACAGTAAATAGAACAGGCACTAGAACAGTTACACAATCTAGAGATGTTGTAAAACAAGACAGGCTTGGTTATACTGAGATTGAAGTGCATAGACCTAAGATTATATTTTTTGAATTTCAAGGATTAAGACCCAATACTCCACATTGGATTTTCTTTGGAGATAAACAGATCACGAAATACTGTAACACTTCTTATAGTTTAACTGACTACACTTCTGCCGCAAGAGATTCTAACATAAAAGAAACAGGAGATGCTTATGTGGCATCAACTTCTTTTCCAACCGCTCTTGGGGGCGCAACAAATGGTGGAGCAGATAATCCTCTAATCAGTAGTTCTGATGGATCATTAAAAGGATTATTCTATCTACAATCTAATTCCTCATTGAACTGGAACACTAAAACAGATGGCACAAACTTTAGTGCGCTTGATGTTTCAGTTATGTCTAGAAATGAAGCACTATCATATGCGGCAACTAAGTTTTTTGCCAACGGTCAATATGAAAATTGGTATGAGTATAGTGTCAGTGAGTCCAGAACATTTTCAGAAACATATAGTTATACTGAGCAAGAGTTTTATCAAAATCCTCCTTCTCCACCATCAAATAACCAATCAGATAATGATAATCCAACACCTTTGATTAGTGTGCGAGTGGGCAATACATGGCATAATGCATATACCGAAAGCCAAGTAGCCAACTTACCTACGGGAAAGGGAACAACACTGTCAGGTGGTTCAAGGGTGGTGAGTGGCACTGGCAATACATATAACGGCGGTGGTAATCGTCCAATGAGTAGACCATTTTGATGGTGATAATAGCCATTAATAAGTATTTAAAGAGATAAAGGCAGAAAATAATGACTGGCATTTTACAGCTAACAGAACAGAAAAGTCCTACAGCACAAACCTTTGTGGTTGATGAGGCTAGTGTTCTAACAGGCATTGGTATTTTCTTCTATTCGGCAGATCCTACTTTACCAATCACTTTAGAACTTAGACCGACTACTGAAGGGGGGCAACCTTCTGGAAAAAGATATGTTCCGGGGAGTAGAGTGACAGCTACAGCGGCACAGATTGGTGCTAAAGCGGCTACAACATTTTCTGCGGCAACAGAATATAAGTTCGAGTTCACATCTCCAATATATGTTCCTAGTAATACACTATTATCAGTATGCATTTATTCTTCAGCTTCAGGTGACACGTACAAAACTTACTTTGCAAAGAACGGAGATTTTAACTTCGGGACTACTACAGCAAGGTATAACTCTACAGTTAATACTTCTAGCGGAGCACTGTATGCGTCATCTAATGGCACTACTTGGGAAGGTGACAATAATAAAGACCTGACCTTCAAAGTATATAAAGCACAGTTTGATACTTCACTTGCGGCAACTGCTAAACTCAAAACTAATATACCACCTGTGAAAAAACTTACAGAGAGTTTGATCACAAATCAACTAGGTGATTATG